ATAAGATTAGTATTTTACAAGTAAACATTATATAAATGTCGTTAATTTCGAGATTTTGTAGTATTCATTTGATTAAATTATTAATTTTTTCCTTGTTGATATTTATACCCCCATTTAAATTAGGTTTATCTCCCGTAAGAGATATCAATATGGATAAACGTCATACGAAAATTCGCTTTATTCTTTATGGACACTTAGGTGACATTTTGGATATATCCATAGTCGAGAATATCGATTTTAGCGTAGTGTTATCGTATTTAGTAGCTGATTTTCCTGCCATTAATAATAATGTTTCAGTTCCTTCTTTAGAAGTAATGGGAAATAGGTTTGAACATCCTATTCAAAACTTGTTCATCATTAGCAATTTTCTATCCAATTATACGGAAGTTGCTGATTATAGAGGAGTCAATATTGACTCATCTTCATTAGAAATACAGAATCGACAAAGTGGATATTTGTTGTTTTTGTGTAGATTAGTAGTTGTAGCATTTATATTGTACGTTGTTAGGATAGTATATGAAAACAGACAAAGAGTATATGTTTTTTTATGTACTAATTTTGGACTAGCAATGTTAGGTATTAGTTTCGGTGTTATTGTTAAGTTAGCAGAATTATATTATCAAGGTTTTTTTAGTAAAGTTGAAGAAAATTTTGGAGAATTGAAAGTACAAAGCGGAAAGTTACACAAGAGTTTAGAATGGGAAGAGAGACACAAGAAGAAGAGTAAAGTCAAGAAGGATAATCCAGAGATGATACATATCACACAGAAATGGGTCAAAACTCCAGTTCTGGATCACAAGTTTACGACTACTACTGCAAGAGATGAAAATTTATCGCATAATTTAGTAGGTAAAGTATTTGATACTAAAACTTTCAAGATTTACAGTGGAGATAATGTTAAATTGTCCAATATTTTAAGGTGGATTGAATGGGAAGCTGTTCCAGCTATCATTGGTTCTTTATTGTCAGAAACTCGCAAATTTACCAATTCTAAAGAGGCGCGTGAATGGGATGAGTGGATGAGACGGTTAAGAATATTGAAGTGTACGTGGCACCAGACCTCTGCAATAGAAGAAGTTAAAAATCTTCTAATTGAAAAATGTAATGTGGACCCAAATGCTATATCTTCAGCTACAGATTTTAAACCTAACCCACGTATTTTTGTAAATATGGATTACACCAAGTTATTACATATATCTGATAAACATTCTGGAACTCTGGGATTTATTCTAAATTCGTCAAAGAAACATCAATGGCCAGAACATAAGATAAGATCTACTGTGAAAAATATGTTTAAAGATGGGGCAACAGAAGAGGAAGTGATAGCTTTTTTTTCTAAAAAATTGTACATTCCTGACTTAAAATATAAGATAACAGAAGAAAAGGATGGTCAGAGATTAGCCTGGTTTTTACCTTATGTTCCATTAGTTATATTTAAATTTGATCTATTATGCGAATTTAAACTGCATCCTTTGATCCGAAATTATATTGTTGAGTTAAAGAATAAAGCAATAAAATTCGTTAAAGTATTGTGTATCCAACACAAAATGAGTAGACCCGAGAAGAAAGAAGCTCAACGACAGAGAATTGAAATGTTTAAAAACGAAATGCGGCAACCATCTAATCAGTTGTTATTTTTAACAGGTCGAAACAAGAAAACGATATGTGACGATATTCATAAAGAGTTGGCTCATAAGTTTGATGATATGTTGATAAAAGGATCGCAATTTTTACAAGTTGAGACAAAACGAAAGAGAGAACGAAGAGTCAAGATTAATACGAGACGGGATGAGAAGTTTGATCGTAACTACGACGTGTTATATGATGAGAGTTTTTCTGTTCAATCTGGAAAATTAGTTGGTCAATTTGGAGAAAAGATAGATGTAGATCCTTGTAATCCTAAACCAACCTTGTATTCGAGAATGAGGTCTACCTGTGTCGGATTAGTTCAGTCTGTTACTAGTATTAGCTTCGGTTTATACATGCTGATTAAAATATGGTGGAGCTCTGTTTTGGTATTAATGGGATGGAGTGTTTTTGTTAAAGCTTTCAAAGAAGATTTTGAAGAAGAAATACAAAATGCTACGGCTTATTGGAAAGAGTTAGTAAATTCGCCATTTGAATGGGCTTCTAAAGATAAAAACAAGCTCACGATGATACAAATTAATAGTGTGTGCCAAATTATATATTTGTCTTTCCAGAAGAAGTACGAACATATTGTGGGTCATGCACTTAATTTGGGAATAAGTAATTGGAATAACATTTACGCTATCACTATCTTATTTAAAAATTTGTTCAAGCGTCAAAAAACTTTACGTTGGACAGTGGATGGTCAAGAGAGAACTGGAACTATAGATGATTATGCTAATGATTTAGACAATTATAAGAGTGGTACTCCTTTGGCGAAAATCAGTGAATTTCACACACAAGCCAAGGATACTACTGAGGCACCTAATTTCACAGGACTACCAGAATGGAGCACAAAGAGTTTGTCAGAAATGAATACTAAGTTCCTGTTCGTTAAGAACGCATCTAGTGCCTTAACATCTTTAACAGAATTTATTAAGGCTTTGATATCTATCGTGGGACGTACTTTTTTTGGCATAGATCCTTTAAGTCCAGAGTATATGACATATATGGAAGAAGTTGAATCCATTTTGAATAATATACACATGTTGAATTCATTAACCCCCAGTCGTAGGTTGCGAAGAGAAATTACAGATATAATAGAGAAAATGAATGATTCTATAGATAGAGTAAAGCGTGACCCGTTATATGTTTGTATTCCGAATTATAAAGCAGCGTATTTTACTAAACAAATTCAAGATTTCAAAGTTATTTTCGAAGAGTCTAAAGCTATGCAAGGTATGAAAACAGAAAGATTAGAACCTGTTACTGTACTATTTACAGGTGCAGCTGGATCTGGAAAATCTACAACAATGAAATATATAGAAAGAGCTATAACCATTTTAGACCATGCGGAAGGTATAGCTACACCACCAGATATTCTTCCAGAACACACTTATAATTTTAACATAGTGGACTCTTTTTGGTCTGGATATCGCAATCAGAAATTTGTAGAAGTAGATGATATTTTTTCTTCTAAAGATATACAGATGAGAGCTAAAGAAGCTAATGAAATTATTCATATTGTAAACACAGCTTCTTATCAGCTTAATATGCCTGGACTTGCAGAAAAAGGAACAACTTATTTCAATTCTGAATACGTTTTCTTGACATCCAATATTACGGAAAGAAATATCAAGAGTACTGTTTTAGAATTAGGAATGAATTGTAATGCTGCTTTTTTAAGAAGAATGCATTTAGTGTTGAGAAGAAATCTTCCATTTACAGGAAGTTGCACTGAAGATATGCATTATCATGTAGACCAATGTGTTCCATTTCCGCACTTAGAAGGAAAACAATTGGAAGTAAATGAGATTATAGAGTTAATAAGATTAATGAAGTCTCAATCTATTGCTAATCGTGCTTTGTCAAGACCCAGTGTCGATGCAATTTTGGATTACGTAAAAATGTCTAGGTTGCGAGACGATTGTGAGCTTCCTGTACTTAAACCGTGGTATAGTAAGTTAGACGATATAATTACCGGAAAATTTAATCAAGAGTCAGACGAATTATGGGAGGAAAGGGAGAGTGAGCAAAATAAAGCTTTTGATGCCTTGGTAGCCAAATTTAGGCCCCAATCTGGTTCTGATTTTCTGTCTGAGTTTAAAGTTCCGTGGCAAATTATCAAATCTGACGTTAAGCGCGGATTATTTCCTTGGTGGAGTGATATTTCTACAAGAAAGTATATGATTATATTATTGATAGCTATCTCATCTTCATCTTTGCTCATATGGCTTTTCTTTTTCTTGACCCGAAATGGTAAACACGAGTTAGAAGAAGTATGGGAAGGAATGCAGCCTGAATCATCTTGGGCCAAAAGGGTTAAGACTGGACGTGTTAAGAAAACTGGTGTAGATACAGGACCTGTTAAGATAGTAAAAGGAGAAAAAGCGTTTCATCCTCAGAACGGAGAAGATTTTGTAGTAACAAATTACGAAGCAGCTTTTCCAAATCTTATGTCTGGATGTGGAAGAATCATTTCTCGATGGGAAGAAGATGGTAAAACTTTGTATAATTTTGCCCAGATATCACACATTAAAGATGGATGGTTTATGACTCCGACTCACTTTTTCTTAACATCTGGAGCAAATAGTACGTATGCAATGTGTTTCGAACATCAAACTTATTATATCGATCAGTTCGAAGAGTATGTGCAAGCAGAGAACTTAGACATTACAGTGGTCAAAATTTCTCACAAAAATCAGTTTCCAAAAGCGTTGTTTAAATATTTTCCTAAAACATCAAGGGACACACCTATACCTCAAGGAACTCCGATGAGACTTGTTACTACGAATGAAAAGGGAGAGCACAAATATAAGACTATTAATAAGTATGGTACTGCTGATAAAATAATGTACCCTACAGCGGGACAATTTTTTATGTTTCATTCGGACATTATGTATCTTAATACAACATCAGATGGAGATTCTGGAGGAATTATAGTTGTTCAAGATTCTCAAAAACCTATGATAGTAGGCATGCATGTGGGCATACGTAACGGAAAAACTCACGATTTGGGTATATCAACTCCTGTGACACAAGAGTTATTGAACAAATTGTTAGAAGCTGGGATAAGTGAGGAGCATCCTTTAGAAGAACAAATTAACTCGTTCGATCCTCAAAATTGCTTATCTGAGTTTCCTTTGGAGATACTTAAAACACTACCTGTAGATGAATCTTATTGTAGACCGACCCGACACAATATACAGCCATCAATTTGCTACGGATGGAGGGGACCTAGTACTTGTATTCCAGCAAAATTGACACCTTTTTATAAAGATGGGGAATATATTGATCCTTATATAAATGGTGTTAAGAAACTACATCAAGAGTACACTCCTGCATGTTCATTACCAGATGGCATAGTTGATTGGTTGTTGATGTTGTACCCACCCCAAGGATCAATACAAGAGTTGTCTTTTGAAGAAATTGTTCGTGGCACTAGTAAGACTTTTACGTCCATTAATATAGGTACTTCTCCTGGATATCCATATTGTTTATCTAAAAAGAAAGGAAAAGCTCCTTGGTTCTTCATAGATGAAGAAAATTTTCAAATTAATTGGACTCCTGAAATAGAGACTTTAATGAACGAATATGATCAAGAACTTCAAAACGGAAGACAAATCGAAGTTTTATGGGCAGATGTACTTAAATCAGAACGAAGAGAAATTGAGAAGGTAGAAGCAGGCAAAACGAGGTTGTTTGCATCGTGTCCTTTACATTTTCTTTTACTGATGCGAAAATATACAGGAAGATTGACAGAATTTATGCAAGAACGATGCGTAGAATGTCCTATATCTGTTGGATTAAATCCTCATTCCATAGAATGGACGATGATATATAATAGATTGGCAAAAACAGCAGGATCCGTTATAGCTGGAGACTTCTCTAATTATGATGGTATCGTACCTCGATTCGTAGGGGAAGTCGTATTAGATTTTATAAATTCTTGGTATGATGATGGACCCATAAATGCTCGTGTTCGATCTTTGTTATTCGAACATATATATAATCCAACTAGAATCACAGGAAACATTGTGTATCAAGTGAAAGATGGAAACCCATCTGGTAATCCATGGACCTCTTGGTATAATTCTTTATGTCAATTGGTTATGTGGTATACCGTGCTATCTGAGGATTTTAAATTAGATATATCCACGTGGACTATAGTAGTATATGGAGACGATAATTTGTTGACTACTGAAGAAACAGGATTAAGATGTAGTGATTTCAAACCATATTTTAAACAAAGATTTAATATGGAATACACGCACTTTTCGAAATCTAATGTTGATCCTCACGATTCTTTAGAAACTGTGCGATACTTAGGTAGATCGTTTGTTAGTAGTAATATGGTTTGGAAATTGGCTCCTTTAGAATTGTCAGTAGTAGTAGAGTCTACCTATTGGACTAATGGAGCAAAAATAGATTACGAAGTTCTATTCTCTACGATAGAATCATTCGTTAACGAAGCTTTTCATTTTGGTAAGCCTTTCTTTGTACAGATTTGCAAAGAATTGTCTGAGTGGATTGATGAAAATGTTGATCAACGAGAAATTGTTGAGCCCCTCCGTGAGAGATTACGATTATCTTATAATATTATTTGGAATCGTAATTTTGGGGGAGTAAAAACCACTGAACAATACAAATCTCACGCCTGAAGGCGTTATGCAGTTTATTTTCCTGTTATGGATAAAATTTACACCACTGAAAACCTCCAGTATGCTTCTCGTGCGACAGCCGAGCCAGAGGTTACTCAAGAAGTTCCTTTAGGAGCATACTCTGATGTAACTGAGGTTACACACTCGGTTGTTAATAAAGACATTTATCAGCAACCATATATTACAACAAATGTACAAAGTCATGATTTGAATCACGTACTAGATAGAGAGTATATACTAGCAAATACAATTTGGGACTCTACTATGCCAACTAATTATCAAATTTTCTCGTTGAGTTTTCCAGATGATTTATTTTCGCAGAGTTTTATTGCTGATAAGATTAAAAATTTTGCGTGGTTTAAAGCTGGATTAAGGTTAACAATTCGTGTAATTGCTAATCAAACTTTATATGGAATGTTTTTAGTAGATTACATGCCTTACGCCACGGAAAATTCGTCAGTTCCACATATAGATTTACAAACTGCGTCAGGTTTACCTCATTTATTAATGTCTCCATCATCAGCTGCAACTGCATCCTTTGATATACCATTCATTTGTCAGGATAGAGTGTTAGATATTCAAGATTATTCTCCAGGGCAAATGGGAATATTAAGATTTATGGTTGCTGGACCTTTGTTGGATGGTCTTTCAGATAATCCTTGTTCTTGTACTATTCAGGTAGTAGGACAATTTATAGATTCTGAGGTGTCTTACCCTATTTCCGTCCAATCGTCTAGAAATTCGAAGGATGAAGCTGATAAGAAGTCTAAAGCTGGATCTATTTCTAATGCACTTAGTACAGCAGCTTCTATAGCTGGTTTAGTCAAAAATGTTCCTTTTGCATCTTCTTATGCATCAGCAATTGAAACCACTTTAAGTGGGGCGGCAAAAGTAACCAAGATGATGGGATTAAGTAAACCTTCTACTTTAGCTATTACTGATATCGGTAAAATTAATCCTTTCGCAGATATCAATCAGGGTCAAGGCTTAGATATGTCTATTCAATTAGGATTTGACCAGGCAAATGGTATTTCAACTATTCCCAATGTGGGCGGTCAATCTGCAGATGAAATGAATCTTAGATATGTTGCGGGAACCCCACAACTAGCTGACAAGTGGTTTCCAGATATTGGAGACGTTGGTGAAACATTAGGGTTTTTCAGTTTAGGGGATTTAGCTAATCCGGTTTATATGGATCATATTAATAGTTTGTTTCATTATCATTCAGGTTCAGTCAAAGTTGGATTTTATATTTATGCATCTCGTTATCATAACGTTAAATTAGCATTTTGGTTAAATAGGGCCGATTCAGCTAGTTCAAATTGGCAAGATTGTATGCATCGAGTGATTGATGTTCAAGGAGATACAAAATTTTTTTGGACAATACCATATTCGGACATTGCGTTTTCTAGCGTAGATGGCGCTAATATTAATATGAAAATTAATTGTACTGTAGTTTCCTTTAATGCTTACACAGGATTGACCTCGGCTCCTATTTATATTTTTGCTTATAGAGCTGCAGCGGAAGATAATCAATGGGGAGGTTTGAAGGATTCGCTATTAGTTCAAAGTAATCCGCGTGAGGATTTTGGAAAAGTTTTTGAAGCTTTTCATCCAGATGTGACTAGTTACCAACATCAAGGATTGATACACGGTGAAAACTATACAACTTTGCGTCAGGTAATACATAGATATAATCCAGATGCTAAAATTACTAATGAAACTAATGCTGGTTCTTTATTAACATATCAAACGGGAGGATATAAGACAGGATCGTACACTGTATATCCCGGATTGGAGAAAATTGGTATGCTGTACGCATTTTGGAGGGGATCTATTAGACTTAAAGTTGCCAGGTATGGGAATGTTACAAATCCATCTTGTATGATCGTTGGAGGTCCAGATGGTCCTTACGCCGGTACTGCGATATCATCTAACACCAATCCAGTTATAGAACTGTCAGTACCGTTTTACAGTGATAAAGCTTTTTCTTTTACAAGAATTAGCCAACCTTCTGTAAATAAACCATATTTGGTTTCTCAGCCTTCTTCTACTTCTGCTAATACGCAGTATTTATTTAAGGCTGGTGGTGATGATTTTTCATTTCACTTTCTTGTTCCACTTAACACGTGGATCACAGCCAATCCTGTAACGGTAGCTCCAGGGTATGGCACAAATGGTCTGTATTCAGCAATGAATTCAGTTTAGCTTCGTATTATAATTTGTACGGAACTACGG